CTGGGTCGGCTGCGGCTGGGTCGGCTGCGGCTGGGTCGGCTGCGGCTGGGTCGGCTGCGACTGAGTGAGTCGCCCAGTCAGTTGCGCGAGCATCGACTGCTTCATCTGCTCCTGAACCGGGGTTACGGTGGGAGTAGATTGAATCGCTTGTACCTTGTGCTCAACATTATCACTGCGGAATAACGGATTGTTTCTCAATTGAGTAATAAACTGCTTCCGCTCTTCATTCTGCTGTGCGGTAGAGACCGCCTTACCCGCCGCTGCCGCCTTTATAGCATCCACCTGATCTGGTAGATCGAAGGAATCTTCGAATGTTGGAGTCGAGACCGGAGCCACCTGGTCAGGGGTAGGTTGTCCAGCAGCTCCTCCCGGGGCCTCCCCGGCAATTTTCGACAGCCCACCGGCGATACCACCTACAGCGCCGCCGGTGATACCACCTAGCGCTGCGCCGGTAAGGGCACGGCTAGCGACACCTTTAGTGATGTCTTGGCCTAGTCCTAGGTTCACGCCTGCTTTAGTCGACCCCTCTTCCACGGCTTCGCCTGGAGCTTCTGCGGCTACCCCAGTGGCCACCCGCCCGAGAACACTCTGCCCTGACCGTAGATTACCCAGTTTCTCAAGTTGTGGGCCAATGACCGCGCCTGAGACGAACCCACCGGCGCCCGCGACCCGCGCAGCGGTAGCCGCTGCCTGATCCGCCTCCTGTGGGCTCATACCCGACTGCAGCGCGGCCTGTCGAGCCTCATCGGCTGCGCTACCTGCGTTCAAGGCACCGATAGTCGTCCCGAACCCGCCGCGAGTGGCCAGTTTTTCAGCCCTCTGCTGGGCGGCGATCTGAGCAGCTGTACGTTCCGCAGCAGGAGTCGCTAGTACGGTTCTGAGCGTAGGGCTCAAGGCTCGCAGCCCTTTAGCTACCAGCCCACCCCCAGCAAAAGTAGGTACGAATGACCCTAAAGACTGCGCGACTTGTAACCCTACGCCACGAGCAGATGCATTGGGGTTGATTTGTAGGTCACTCAGCGAATTACCTTGGATCAACGGTTCAGCCATGGCTCGCTGTGACTCTGGAGAAATACCCTGCTCGATGCCCTGCGATACCCGGCGTAGTCCTCTAGCGATTGGATTGGACTGCCCTAAGACCAATGACGTAGGGGATTCCGCAATATCTGCTGCGCCACCTACTGCCCCAGACACCACTGCGCGTCCGATATCTCCTACAAAATTGGACTGAGGGGCAGCTGATGGGACGCTCGTGAATTTGAGCCGCTTACCAGGCGAGGTGGATGGTGAAGTATTCGATGTTTGCGTTGTCTCCTTGGAATCAGGAGAGACCGATACCCAGCGAACCATTAGCGTCCCTCAGTAAGTGTTTGTACATTCCCCTGTTTATCCCGAATGACCCCGTTGTCATCGATGATTGAGCCCGGAGGCAACAATGGAAACCCAAACTGAGCCAACCATTGATTGAGCGCATCTACCCGATCGCTCCCGGCGTTGTTAAATATCGACGATGGAATTCCCGCCGCCAACGCTGAGGCTACCTGAGAGACAGCAGTCTTGTCTGGGACGAACTTCCCATTCTCGTCCCGGCTGCCCTGTACAGGAAGCGTAACGGGGTTCCCTTTGTCATTTATGACGCCTGGGAGCGGGAGTTTAAGCGTCTCCGCCTTACTTGGATTCTGCTTAGTGGCCAGTTGACTACCTAACAGGTTCAAGTCTTGCCCACGTAGGGTGGCCGCAGTATTTGCTTGGTTATTCTGTGCCCCCAATGCGGTTCTAAGTAGATCTATCCCTTGCTGCCTACGGAACTTATCTCCTGGAGTGCCTTCACGATTGACCAACCCGAACCCTCGCCGCAACACCGCATCGATGGGACTCACCTGGGTTTGTGTCGGGGGAGGCGTAGTGCCATCTGCGGCGTCCAACAGCCGTCGTGCTCTAGCAGTATCCCCAGCAGCAGCCGCCCTTTGTGCTTCAGATAGCAAGTCGAACTTCGCCGAGTTTTCCGAGAAATTCTGAGAGTCCTGCGGGCTCAATACAGTCAGGGTCCCACCTCCAGGAGTGCCTACCGCGAACGGACCGTTCTCCGGCAGCGGTCCTCTGTTAAGCCCCTGAGCGACGGCTCGCATCCCTTGCCCAACGGTTCGCCCTTGATCGACTTCCCCAGGGAGCCCCCCTCGCCCCTGGTTGATGGTGTCATTCTGATTCCCCTGGAATCGAATGAAGTTTCCGTTCCCAAAGTTCACCCCGGTACCTGTGGGGTTCACTGTGGCAGAGGGCTCGGTCACTACTGGAGCCGTGGGAGTTTGCGGGTTCGTCGTGGGAGTTTGCGGAGTGAGCCCAGCTACTTGCTGGAAGTCAGGATTATTACGCAGGGCAGGATTAAACACCTGTTCACGAGTAACGGGCGCGCCGTTCTTCAGGATGTTTAGCTCTCGTCCTATGGAGTCTACGCTCTGTATGGCCGCAGGGATTATATTGGTCGAGGTGAAGTCTCTTGCACGTTGTAAGCCTCGTCCTACACTTCTGGGGATCTCACCGAGGAGGTTTCCAAGTGCCCCAGACGCTTGCGCTGCCAACTTCACAGGGTTTTCCACTGGCCCCCCGTGTTCTCTGAGCGACCTTTGGATCAACCTCGTAGAACGATTGGGGCTAAATCCCGCAGGTGGCGGAGTGGGCGCCCGCGTCGGACCTCCGATATGAATGGTGCCATCCGGTTTGATTTTGACCTGGGGTGTGTTTTGAGGGTTCGTAGTAACCCCGGTTTGCCCCGCTTGGGTGCGGAATTGGTTACGTTTCAGTCCAAATTGTGGTTCTTGCGCCATGATGATTCCTCAGGCAGTAATTTCTTCAATGGTTGCTTCGTGAGCGATTGCGTTCATGGACCCAAGCGCACTGCCAGCAACCTGAGCAGCCACGTTCGCGGCTGACGTAGCAGCTTCGGTATTGGCTTTGACACTTTCAAGAAACAGCTGCGTTTGCTTCACAAACAACTCCAGGTTAGACCTGAAAGCCTCTGCGCTGGCATTAACCTCTGAGTTAAATCCAGCAGTTTGCGCGTCGTACATCTGAACTTTTGCCTCATTGACCGCTTTGAGCCTGGCTACATCGGCTTTGAATTTCTCCACATCCGCCGAGTATTTAAGCCCTTCTGTTTTTAGCTGGGCTTCAAACTTCTGTAGTTGCGCTTGGAACTTCTCAGTCACTGCCCGGTTATACGCAGCCTCACTGTTGAGAACAGCTACCCCTGCGTCCAACTTGGCTTTCTCTGCGTCGATCTGAGTCTGATACGCCCTCACTTGCTCAGTGTATGCGGTCACCTTAGCGGTATCCCCAGCAAGAGAGGCTTCATAGGCTTTCAGTTCTAGCTCCTTACTTTGAACCTTCGTCCCGTAGGCTCTTACCTGGCTTTCAAAAATATTTACCTTCAGCTGTTCTAACTTAGCTCTTGTGTTAATAGCTTCAAGTTTCTTAGAATAGATATCTACAAGGGATTGTTGAGCGTCTATACGAGCCTTCCACGCATCTACTGCTATCTGCTCTGCCGATTTCTTTGTTCGTTCAGCCTCCAACTCTATTTTGAACGCCTCCAAATCCGCTAACGCTGCTTTCAGCCGGGTATCGTATACTTCTGCCTCTACACGTAGCACCTCTGCCTCTGCTCTATACCTATCCAGGTATAACTTGAACATATCGGTTATCATCGAGGCAAAGGTCTTCGCGTCTTCTATCGCTTGACTATATAGTGTCGCATGAGCCTGGAAAAATCCAAGCGCCGCCGACCATACTGCTTGACGAAGCTGACCGGATAGATTCATACAGAACTGCAGGTGTTGGATTTCTATCTTGGTGCGCTCTATGGCGGTCTCTGCAGCAAACTCAGCATTACGGTTCGCTGCATCTCGTGAAGACGCTCGCAAAGCTTCATGCATCGCCCCTGGAGGGGCTACGAATCCGCGCTTGGCGAACTCAGCCACTGCTGTAGCTTGTTGTGCCTGGCTCTCTGCCACTACCCGGTTCCGTCCTCGGTCGAAAATCCGCTGCTCAATGGAATCAGGCAACACGGTGCCATCTAACCCCTCGCTGATACGCTTCTCTAGTTTGCTCATAGCAGCGTTATACTCAGGGATGTATTGATTCACCCATCCATCTACCAGGTTGTCTACGAAGTTCGCTACTTGAGGAAGGACCGATGCACGCCGAGACGCATAGTCTTGGGCAGGGTTGATATCTCCCGGGGCCGTCCCAGTGAATATCGCATCGAATGTTGGGACCGTGGGCCTCGGAGTTGCCCGCAGGTTCAGCTGGGACACTTCTGGCGCAACCGGAATATCAATCGTAGGGGCGTCCGGCACTACGAAGTTCGTGTTCACGGTTGGGCTGCTCGGAGCCGGAGGAAGATCCAGAGATGGCTTGGTCTGCTGGAACAGCGCGCTGGTATCTAATGCATTCGGAGGAGTGATGCTAGATATAGACGAGCTACTAGGCGCAGGGGAGATGGGTATAAACGTAGGGTCCGGTATACTCGCTGTTGGAGGTGTATACGACCCAGTAAACGCAGGTACTGAAGTATCGAAGTTAGGCGGCTTTGGAGCAGTAGGCGTAGTAAACTGCGCAGGAGCATTAGAGTTATTGAGTTGAGTAAACGTCGCAATCTGTCCCAGCAACCTATGAGCGTCGTCTACAAACTGTGTTGCAGTCTGTTTAGCCGTATTGAAAAACGCAGTGGTGTCTACCGTAGTCATATTTTCCTCGACAATACATCCACCAAAAATTCTACCCCATCAAGCTTTAAAGGCTCCCCGTCGAGATTACGAAACGCGAACTGCCAGTAATGTCCCTGTAACCCTTTAGGCATCTGTACCCGCTGAGCACCTTTATCGCTGAGATATAGCCCCTGGCTTTTTTTGTCTACATCCGTATCCACAAAGACTCTAGATGGTGTAGATAAATAACTATATAGTACTCGCTTTTTATGCTTAGTATCGAAATTTGTAGGATGCAGTTTAGCTGCCGCCTGAATAGCTACCCCGGCGTCGGTCTCGCCTCCTAAAGTATACTCCTTGGTACGAGTCAGCCCTAGGTATTCTCCGTTGAAAAACACAACCCAATTGAAGGGATAATTAGTAAATGTAGTAGTTTCCCCAACCTTCAAATTAGTTACGTAAGTAATCGGAGGTGCGGACGGACTACTTAGGGTTGCAATAAGCCTCATATCGGTAACCTAATAATAGCTTGCCCCCAAGAGGTATGCAGCACGGGCAGCGTTCCTTGGAAATTCATTAACTCAGAGGTGCTAGTCTCCGCTAAGGTACTGATGGATGGCAACACCAGAGTACCATTCATTATACTACCAGTCGATGCAGCAGACCCCAGGGTAGGCGTCGAAAGGATAATCTGACCGTACCCGCCGCCGTTGCTCTCACCCATTACCAACCTGGGGAGAGTCCCATGCGCCTCTGCCAGGAAGGTGCCTGTAATATGCCCAGATACAGTCGCCTTGGGTAGGTTTACTATGGCTTCGCCAGTATCCCCCCAAGGAGAGGTACCGGTGCTAGTCAGGGTGAGCGTCGGCAGAGACGCAGTGGTATCCACCCCACTGTACGCCTGCAAAGAAACCTGTGAAGATATCCTCGCGGTCGCATACCCTATGTCTCCACTAATAGCCGCCCCATCCAGCGTAGGCTTAGGAATGGCGGTGACAAGCAGATTATCTGCAGGGATGAACTGATACTTGGTGTAAGCCTCACTCAGAAGAGGAGACAGTACAGCCGAACCTTCGGCGTACCCTGCTTTGCCACCGAGAGAATAGACGGCAGGGAACTCCGCCGTCCCCGACCCGGTTATCTTCGATGTGCCGGTATCTGCTGCCGTAATTGGTGGGAACGTAGCTATCGCCCCACCTACAACGGTCGGAGGAAGAAGATCCTGTCTTCCTACGACCTGCGCGGCTCTCATAACCGCGCGGCCTACTCCTTTGACTCCTGAGAACCCACGAGCCTCTAATGCGTTTAGCCCCGTCCGTCCACTACGAACCGAAGAACCAGACGTTGTAGTCGGGGCCGATAGAGACATCCCGATATTCGCGCTGTCTGCTCCAACGGAGAAAAACGTAGGGAAGATGCTTTGCCCCGAGGTCTCTTGACGACCTGATGCAGAACCTGCCTGTAGAGGAGCGGCCCGCGCAAGCCCAACCCCTCCGGACGCGGAGGCTGCTCCTAGTGCGTCGAGCCCAAAGAACGCGGCGGACCCAGCCCCCCAGTTAGCGGGAAGAGAAACGAACCCCGCAGTAGTGATCTCGTCTCCAGGAGCGTAGAGAGACGAAAGAGTGACCAAGGAGAGAGAAGTGCAAGGACGGCTACTGACATAGACTACAAGGCCATTCTTGCGGTACTCAATTACTTGGTTGCGGCGGGTTATTCCAAAAGTATCGTTGCTGTCATAGGGTATGTAGAGACCAGCGACTGCCCTGCCGGATTCAATTACTCGTGCGTAACCCTTAGAGATATAGAAGCCATACTCTATCTCGCTAGGAGCTATCCAAGTAATTCTTGTCGGGTCAGATAACCCAGTAGCTACCTGTATAGAGGCTGCGGTAACCTGGAACGTATAGGCGACGTCTCCGAATAGTTCTAAAGAAGACCGTCCACCCGTGTCCCATGCAAACCTAAGTTCGGCAAGTGCGTCCCGTAGAGACTTCGAAGGAAGTACAGAAAACGGCAGAGTATACGCAGTGGAGATTAGCGCGTATGTAGAAGATGGATTCCCAAATAGTTTGAGCCCGGTCAACGAAGAAGTAGATGAAGCGAGCGGCCCAATCGGGTACCAAAACGGGATGTCTAAGGTTACATCATAGATGGACCTCCCAATAGGCGAAATAACCTGGTCTATACGAATCGGATGGATCGGCGTCGAAATGAGGGACGTATACGTACCAGAGAACGGCGCGGGTGCGTACCGAGAAGTAATAGTCGGCGTACCCGCAACCGGGGTGGCTACAGCTGGCGCGGGGGGATTGTATGGCTTAGTCAAATACGGCATATAAAACCCCCGCTATACAACCACGTGCCTTGGAATGTACCCACCCTCCAAACCTCAATGGAGGAGGCCCAGATTCTGAGCATTCTTAGAATGAGGGGATAACAATAGTGAAAAAATCTATAGTCTGAAGGACCCCCACCGTAAGTGACACAGAGGCCAGGTTCAAATCCGCCACTGCGGTACCCACAGTCCCTTGGATTCTTGGTTCTGTAGTAGATGCCACCCCGGTATCCGTCGCTCCTACGAACCTATAGTACGACGCCGTGCCCGTAGCGGTGATTGTTCCAGACCACACTTCTGCAGGGTTCTTGGCCAGAGCCCCGTTGACTGCGGAGGTATCGAACGACAAACCCGTACCAGTGTTATTGACACTGATGGTAACCAGCAGGTTTGTGCTGGATACAGCATCATCTGCAGTGACCGGGGGTGTTCCAGAATAGATGTTAATAAATCCCCCAGTCAAGATCGTTTTTAGAGAGCTTGTATCAAGTAGTTGATTACGAAGCCCAGTAGACGTTTTAATAGCCATTAGAAATCTCCATAGTAAGTTATTAATTACTGTATCTTAAATCCATCCAATAGGTAATCCAAAGCGTTGTGTTTCTCCTTGGCGTATTACCCAATCATCACTATACACGATTGCGGCATAATTAGCATACACCGCTCCCGTTCTTGTTTGCTGTATGACCGGCGGAGCAGCAGGGTCACTGGCTGTAGGATTATATGGAGCGGTCCCTCCAGCTAACGAGTCATATGTAGCCGTATATATCGTAGGCGATCCAAATATATATCTACCAATGGCGTAAATATTATACGTATGAATATTAGCAGCAGGCTCTTCAATAGCCTCGAATATTGGTGATTCAAACGCAGCATGATCCCGCATAACCGATATCGTCTGATATACACGGTCAATAGAAATTATGGAATTATTACCAGTCAAATAAGTAGTTATAGTATAAAAGTATCCATTATATGAATATACAACCTCGTCTCGTGAAACACCCATCCCAGGTAAATGATTTGTACCTGGTATTCTGTAACGCGATTTTTCTGATACCTGCCTTATATTACTAGAAGCTACAAACACAGATTCACAATCATAGTCCGGGATTACTACATTTGCAGCATACTGTATTCCATCCATACGATAAGTGGTATAGTTATTAGTACCTGGGAGGGGGGTGCCGATTGCATGCATTGTTACAGCTTGAAAGCCATGAGCTGTATCATGCGCAGTTCCAGGTATAGTCGTTGGTGTATTAAACACCCATTCTTCAGCTAATTGTAATAGCGCTGGACCACGACTGCAGAATTCTAATATAGCGTCTACGGAAGTCGTGCCTGCGGCATAATCACCTACCTTGGGTACGTGTACCACACGAGGATTACTCCATCTGATATGATCTACACCAGTAGCTGGCGATTGATTAGCCCCTACGAAATTATACTTGGAGGTATAAACCCCTAGGGTTCTAGAATTTGTTCGGGGATATATAATGTTTTCCCCACTGACCAACCCACAAAAATTAGCCTTCTTACTTGGTTTCTGTATAACTGTAAGGCTGGTATGTTTTACATTTACAATGTGAAGTGTATCAGCCCCTAAGGGTCCTGAATCATACCAACAATATACAGGGGCGTCGAAGTCTTCAATAGCCGAAGACGCAGGAGGAGACATCTCCATAAGTCCAGAAAGATTACACGAATAACACGGTACCTTCACATGAGCAAATCTAGGGTCCCAGCGATTAGGGCCGGATATCATGGCGAGGTTTCCGGTAAACCCACTTACAGTCCCAGTGCCTTGGTCTACACTAGGAACGAACGTAGCCGTAAATACATACGAGTTTAACTCTTCGTTCCCAGAAGCATTTATAGTATATCTATGAGTTACTATGGAAGCCTCAGTGCCCATAGTATTAAATTTCCAACTATAGGCTATGGGGTTACCATCAGCTATAGCTGATAGGTCTATAGTTACAGGGATAGATACTGGGCTAATTGTAGCTACAGCAAATATATAGGACTCAAGCTTCTCTGCTTTCTCAGGGTCTGTAGCCTTTATAACAAAATACTTAGATACTAAGGACTTCGCTATCTTAGGTATCTCTAATTTCCTAGCATATGCTCCGGTTCTGTTAAGAAATATCAACACCCATTCTTTAGTACCTTCAGACGTAAACAGCCCTACCCCATTTATACTGGTTGCGGGTCCATCAGGAGCCCCCCAAGGAAGCGATACCCCGTTTATGGATAAAGTATCCCTCTGTCCTGAACTCGTATAATCGTTACGATTTGCCCCATATACGGCTTGAACAAACTTACGCAGTTTGCCGCTGAAACACCCAGGGGGATTGAACGCCTGAGTACGTTTCTTGTTTAGGATATTTGGGCAGTACCCAACTGTAGAAGACGACCCAAGCATCGAAGAAACTTTGTCTTTCGACGCACATCCTAAAGCCGCGCTCTCAAACCCAGAAGTAACCCCTCCTTGACTATGTAAACTATCTATACTTAGGTTTTTTTCAAGCCTGTCTTTAGATGGTAAGGACTGCAAATATGAATTGAAATATACATTAGCGGGAAGATAGGTCTCAGGTAAACTAGGATGAGTATTGTGATAATAGGAAAATCCAGTTTCTAAATATATCACCCCACCGGAGGCCGTAATGTAAATCCATTCTTGCGACCCGTAATAAACTACTCGAACGTATGTACGTCCATTATCTACTGCACAGGCGTAACTGCCACGAGTAGGGTCTTGTCGTTTGAACTTTCGTATTAGACTACGAGCGAAAGGCACCCACCGAGCAGCTTTACCTGTATCACCATCAAGTTGTATATGGGCCATTAAAACTCTGGAAGTACGAATTGGAATACATCGATAGTATGCGGGGACCCAACTGTAACATGCACATTACTCATATTGAGGTCACCCCCAGTAGTGGCGATGCTTCCATCAAGACGTACTTCAACAGTGGATGAAATCGCTGGGTTTCCCCCCGCCGCGAAGAATCTAAACCACCCAGCTGTGCCTGCTACTGTTCCTGTCATTTGCCATACTTCTGAAGGTAGCTTGGATAGCGTACCAGCAGTCGGAGTGTCGAATGTCAAACCAGTCCCCGATGCGTTTACACTCACTACCCCCAGCAATGTTCCAGTCGCAGCAGCGTCTGCATTGGCAGGTTGAGCCCCACTATAAACATTGATCAACCCAAGATGTAACGCACCAGCTAAACCGTCTCCATTGAGCGCAGCCGAACGCCCCAGCAAAATATTCCGTAGTCCTGTAGATAGTTTTATAGCCATAGTTTAGTCCTCAATAAGCGTTGAAAGGAACTCCGTCCAAATTAGTCATAACCATTGCGTACGTCTGCCCCTTACGGTTCACTAACGCCGTAGAACAAAAAGACCCAGGGGGCACACTTAGCTTTGACTCGAATTGATTAGTAAAGGAAGGAAACGTAACTACTCCACGTTCAGTCCACATGGCAACTACGCCATCCTTATCCCTAGCAATTGGGTACCCAGGGGGCATACCGTAGTCTGCAAGTTGTTTGAGTTGCCCATCGTTGTACAAATAAATTTCCCTCCGGGTACCGACGATTACTCCTTCAGGAGTACCCATCATGCCTGTAACCTGAAACGGCACGGGAAAGAAGTCTTCCTTTAAATTGAATATCCAGGGCCAATACGGGCGCGACCAAAAAACAAAGCTGGTATCTTGGCTGCTGTCATAGATCGCTGCGAATAATTTGGCTTCCTGGGCAGCCAAGGCGACCACCCCAGTGGGGATCGACGCCCCGTTTACCTGCTCGATGCTCAAAGGCTTCGCATAATGCTCAAACGAATCGTTGAACACTATGACCCCACCGTCGAGGGTTCCAACAAAATACAGTTCTTGGGCATCCGGTGGGCTGACATAGACATCTGTGGTGTACCCAGAAGGCGCTGTAGGGGCTTCTATCCTGAGTGCGGACCCTTCGTCTACCAACACCGTCATAAACGGCCCTGCGGCCCCCTCGATCCCCGTGGTTGTGTTTCTGTATACCGCAGTCACCTGATATTGCCCGGCGGAGAGAACGCCTGTTTGAGTCGTCACATTGACAGCTGAAGGAATAGGAACCCGGAGCCCTCGATGGTCCACCCCTCGTTCAATCTGCCCGGCTTGGGTAGCCCCTGCGTAGTAAACAGTATCGCCCCACTCTGCCCAATACAGAGGCTCAGTGCCCACTGTCCCCAACGAACCAGAGAACCCTGTTGCATTGCGGACATGCAAACCCCCATTGTCTACCAAAAACAACCGCCTGCCGTCATAGGTGGCATACGCAGCGGTTAGATCGGTAAACCCACCAGATTCTACATACCCATCCCGGCGCTCTAGAGTACTGGTCTCATCGATAACGATATTGGTGGCCTCAGCCAGAGCCCCAAACGGCTGGCGCTCGGGGCGTACTGTATTGCGGATACCACGAAACTCATCAATAACGCTTACTTGACGAGGCATACTAAATCACCGGATTACAACTGGGCGATACCACGCGAAAACATCCACTACCTTCGAGAGTATTACCTTTCGACGTAGTAACTATGGCATTAACTGTATATATACTTCCAGGGGTTCCTCCATCGAGGCGAAACTGGATAGTTTTCCAGTTAATAGTTGCAAACCCGGATACTAGGTTTACTGGTGTTGTAACAACGGATACTACGTTTGTTATAGTTTCATCAGGTTCTGATCTAAGCAGAAAATCCATGTCGAACAACAAACTTTCCGTTGAATATTTAATAAGTACCTGAGACATTAAACTGAGGTTCCTGACTCACGCAGTGTGTAAACCGTTTTAGTGGCTACGTCACCAGGGTTCAAGGTCAGTTCCAACCAGATTCCTTGCGCCGACCCAGGTGAATGATTTTGGGTATTCGCCACGTTCTTAGCTAGTGAGTCAAATACATACCCAGTGGGGGCTACCTGTCGATTATTACCGATCCCATTCGTATCCGTACCGTCCAAAACGGATTCTAATGCAAACGCGACCTTGCCTGTTAGGTCTGACTGCTCAGAAATTACGGCGTTTGTTAGGGCTAGCGTAGCATTGTTGTTTCGGGAGAATATTTTTTCGTAGTACCGTCTAATCACTCCACCAGTTGCATCCGCAGCCACGTCATAAAATATCCGCCTAACCTGAAGCACCCCGGGCTCGAACGTAGCTACTGCGGCGGCGGCAGAATCCGTCACAGATACGATCCCAGTAGTGGCAGCAGACAACACCATTTTCATGATGCGCTCAAACGCCTGCGTGGTCGATACTGGGGTCGTGCCCGCTAATGTAATGATATCGCTGACAATGACTCCTGAAGCATCTCGTCCAGTTACAGTCAAAGTCTGAGTGGTGTCGGCTACGTTATCGGATACCGCCGTAACTACCCCAGTCGCAGAAATATCTGTAAATACAACCTTAGCAGTTGTATCTACCGCGCCGCCTATATTAGTAGTGACGTCATTTTCCGCCATAGTAGCGGACCCATAAAATACGATATCATCTGCAGTGACAGGCATATCAAATCTCCTTTAGTAAGCAATCATATAAATATTACGCTAGGTGCGTATGGCGAGTACGCGCTAAAATACTTCCCGGGGTCGCACTATAAATACTCTATCATTCCCTGGTACAAACACTACGGCGTTGCCTCCTATCCATCCAGTAGGTATACTATAATCACCTAATAACTCCATGGACCAATCCATTGGGTTGACCATAGGGTCTCCATAAACTTGCCATATCCATGAGGTAGATATGGAACCAGCTGCGCTTACAGTAACATCGGTAGTATAAGGGATGGCGGTATCAGTAAGTAAGTTACCCCTCCAGTAAATTGGAAGCACCGCACCTAGACTATTATCTACTACCGGATTCCAAGCCAAAGGCCATGAGGAATCTGCACGTACCAGTTGAAACCAAGCGATAGTCAAGTTTATGTTGGCAGCCCCCGCCAATACTTGCCGCCATGCTAAAGGAGACACGTTGACCGCATCAGGGCTGCTCTTCCACGCAATTGGATGGGAAGTATTAAGCTGCGAAGCAATTACTTGTAACTGACCTCGTGGTAACGAATTACTTTTATTGGTGGTAGCTACCCAATCGACAGAAACTAAGGCAGAAAGCTGAGAAGTAGACTTGTGTGCGATACTAGAAATGAATTGTTTATCTACAGAACCTCCAAACGCTGTTTCCAAGCTCATGGCTTTATCAAAACCATATATCCAATCAATTGGAAGAACAGCATAAGCCGGTACCTGAACGGGCTGTATCCATTCCATAGGTAATACATTATTATTATTATTATTATCTATGATGGAGGCGATTGAAACTGGTAAACTACCATGACTATTTGAAGTAGCACTCCATGAAGTCGATATGGTGCTATCGCTTACTGGTGTTGTACTAAAAGCAGTTGGAGAAGTCTTATCTGCGGATAAAGTACTCGATGACTCAATAGAAAAAGACCTATAGACAAATACCGACCCTGCAGCAGGCCCTACAGTAGGAACAAATAGCTTCCTATATCTTATAGGCGCATATGGGTCTGCAAATAATTCTTTTTGTTGTTCTGATGTTAACGCCCATGGGAATACATATACAAATTGATGTGTACCAGGAGCAGTGTAGGATGGAGTTTCTATTCCAGACGATAGCTCTAAATCAGATAAACTATTTAAATCAGTTGGTGTTAAGTGTACCACTGAATAGTCGAAAGTTCCATCCAACCACGCCTTTAAAAGTCCGTTCCCATGGTGTGTCAGTGCATAGTTATAATAAACTCCTGAAGTTATAACATTGGTCGCGCTGTTACCTGGAGTATCAGCACTAGATAGTACTTTGTATCTATTATTTCCAACGTTTTTTCCTATACCAACAAATTGGGTTGACGATGTCCCGTTACTAAGAGTAGCGAACCTATTATAACCAGAGCTGTTTAAATAGTTTATAGTCCCTCGACCAATTATAGTCCACTCATCTACTACACTGAAAGTAGTTCCAATAGGGTAAACTATTGTATAGCTAGCCGACGAACTTACTAAAAAACTACCATCTAAGTTCCACGTCAACGAACCATTTCTAATAGATGGCGCTACACCTGTAAGTGACTTCGGTTCCCCGCCCTGCTCTAATCCAAGCAACGCAAAAACAGAGTCACGCGCCATCCAATGCCCCCAGTCTACGGAAACTGGGAGCCTAGGCTTAGACGGTAACCGCTGCCTTAGGAGAGCCTCAGGCATTAAAATTCAACCATCATTATTTCTGCTGTACTAGCAGCGACGTTAAACACCCCTAGCAACACGCCTTCGCCATTATTGGGCCATGTTACCCCACCATCAGTTGAATGTTGCAGGATCACCGTATAGTCCCCTGCAGCGGTACCGCCAGTAATTTCAATCCGAAGGCTTGCTCCATAGTACCCTTCCCCTACCGCGATATTACTAATGCTTGTGCCACTCACCCAAGTCACACTTGCGAGTGACACAGCGGTTAAGAATGTCTGTTCGGTACCCTCAAATGCCTTACTACCATCAGTGGCGTTAGGTTTCCATCGCAGGCCTTTTACTGTGATAGCTCCAGATACAGCTCCAGTACCATTGTAAACTTGTACTCTCCAATGCGGACCTAACATATATGGCTCCTATGTGATACTTGGACAAAGGTAGGATGCTTAACACACCGTCCCATTTTTACCCTCCGAAGGGTCGGGAGTAGGCTGCTTTCCCCCCTTTACCTTCTTGCATCATTCGCTCAAGCTTAGCAGATGCGCGGTTAGAAAAATGCCTCTCGAACTGCGCCAATTCTTTAAGCGCCTTCGTAGGATCAGATAAATCTGCGTCATTTACAGAGTACGCTTCGTACAACACCCAATGTACCAAATACCTATGCAACCTATCTGGTATGGGAGGAATATCAGTGTCTAAAACCAGTTTCTCTGTATCTAAAGGCGCTCTATATACTTCCAGTAGAAGTGTAGTAGCTTTCTCTGGTATAGGAGCTAAATGTATTCCCTCATAATCCCGCCAGTAATGTAGCGAGTAATTTGTATACATATTATCCCTAGGAGTAAATCCTATAACAGATAGGTCTGTACGAGATCCAGGGATAACGGTCGTATATATCGGATTACCTTGTGCATCAACCTGCCCGGTATCAGCACGAGCCCGCACAATAGATTGCACCGAAGGATGCAGTTGATAATCTGCTACAAATGGTGTAACTGAAATCTGGGTAACTGCCGGAGTAGAAGAATCAAAAATTAGCCGAGAACGCTCCGTAGCCTCTACAACCGCAGTGTTTATAAATGAATTTAGGTCTGAATTGCGCCAACCATAAGGCGTAACAGTGTCCTGCAGTCTATTTCTGGCTAGGGCGCGTAGCTCTCCTAGGTTCATTACGTAGCCTCACCAAGCACACTAAATGGGAACCTACGTACTACTTTATTTTCAACCTTAGACCCATCGCTCGATGGGATGGAGACAGGGAACACTGCCTGCTCTAAAACATCAATGACCTCTTTCGGAACTTTTACTTCAGTATCCCGTGGAATCTGCCAAACATAACCATTCACTCCAACAGGAACATACGGTGTGTTATCTACACCTTCTTGGCTATGAATGATCAGCCTATACTTTTTAGTTCTGGTGCGTTTCGTTCCCGTAGCAGGTTTTATTTCTACAACAGGTTCAGTATCCTCAGCTTCTACTTCCTTATCGCTGGATTTAGCCTTAGCCTTAGCCTTAGCCTTAGCAGCTATTTTATTACTTGCCTCGTCGATTGCTTCTATTAGTGCGGTCTTCGTCATAGTATCTGGGTCTAAGTCCAAACCAAATTCAGACTTAGCGATCAATGCTAATTCTGCTTCAGACCTTGCAGTCAAAAATTCTTTCGTATATGCCATTGTTGTTTACTCCAAAAAAATCCCCCGCCGAAGCGGGGGTAAAATGCGCCTATGTATATTACAGCGCGGTCCGTGCAGGTAGGGTCATAACATCATAGAATGTAGCCGTAATTCCAGTAGCATTCAACGCGGTAATACCAGGGACAAAAGAAGTTACAGTATCAGTCTCTACTTTGATGAGACCAATCGCTGTGAATGATACTGGCACCCCTGGCAAGAACTGAATAGTAGACTCCTGTAAAACCGTATTCGATGGATACGGATCAGTTTGAGTCTGTGACGCATTGACCCCCCAGTTCTTATCAGCGTAGTATGTAGTCCCATTCTGAAATACCGTTTTGAAGGTATCTCCTTGTATGGTAGCCACATTACCAGCAGCGTCTGCAACCAATGCGAAAAAGACTTTCTCGTTAGGACCAATACTAGTATTCCCAGCACTAAACGCTTGTGCGGAAAGCACGGCCAAATTGTGAATTACCCCATCGACAGTATAATCTACTGCGTTGGCCGTATCCAAGGCTACTGGTGTGGTTGTATTAAAAGTTAGACCTGCTGCGCCTAAACAAACATTGCCTAGCGAAGTTCGGTACTCGTCGTTCATAAAAACCGCTAATCTACCCATATCGTTATACCTCTTAAGTAAAAAGCCTGCATATAGCAGGCTTATGATTTATCTAAATATTATGCAGACGCCACAACCTCTGCGCGAACCATAAACATATCATTTAGGATAACTGCGGTCTGCATGGTCTTCCAAGAGATATGTCCACGTTGCGCGAGAGGATCGCTATCAGACGGTTTCGGGTTTACGACCATCGGAGTAAGTGCATTCTTACCCTTCAGCGGTACCAGACCATAGGCGTCTCTAGCAATATACAAGATCGGGTATACATCTGGGTTGGTCCCTGACGTGGACTGCAACGCGATACCGGTAGCGCCGGTGTTACCATTGACCCCACCGTTAGTCGCCAACGTGCCTGTAGCTGCGTCTGCCCAGGGTTCGATGATGGTGGAGCTTAGATACCGAACGTCTTCGACCTTACCGATCTCGGATTCATACGGGGTCATGCTGCCGTACCGCTCGATAGGGACAAACCCGGCCATGTCTCGGATATCGGCCTCCAAGTCAGGATGCACCAACGCGATGTACGACGGAGCTACGTTAGCAGTCTCATAGCTCGGGGTACTACGAACGACGGTGGTGATTACTCTGGCGTTCTGCCGTTTGAGCGCCCGCGTGACTCGGCGCTGAAACGGAGTGCTGATCGTGGTAGTCAACGCCGTGCGCGAAGTCCCGTTGGTGTACATCACATTGGTGCCCGCTCGAAGAATTTCGAACCGCATCCGCTCGACCATTTGAGCTGCCTGCTCAGACAACACCATGGTGCCTTCCCGAAGTACTGGGTCTTCGTGGGTGTCCATCACTACATCGGTGATGGTAATGCGGTCCCCCATCTGTTTTACGACCGCAGTTACATCAGTGGCCGTGAGCTTATCCGCAGTGGGGGTCACCCCTTCAACCAGATACTTCGGAGTGTTGTCCAAAGAGTTATATCGGCGGAACTTAACCGTCTTCGTAGACCTCTGCGGCAACGGTTTCGCCTGGCCGAATTTTTCGATGAGCAGATACGGCAGAGCGCGTTTCAAAAAATCTTTGGACGCAAATGCTGCGGTACGCGGGGAAATATCCCCATATTGAGTAGTAGGCATGAGCATTACCTCCTAAAAAGGTTGATAATGGGAGCTTAATTTGGAGCTTCCTCCCATGCCGAGTCAAAGTCTTCTACGTCTGGAGCAGCCTTTGCAGGGAACGACCCCCGCCGGTTCTTAACCGCAGTTGCTGACGCGACTTTGCCTGGCGGCACGGAAGACTTGGATTTAGGCTTCGCCACTGAAGCCTTGTATTCATCCAATAGCGAAATAACCTCTTGCGGAGTTCCTTGATCCACAATCCGGGTATACGCAGGTTTCAAATGTACTGGTCTGGATTCTATCCATGCCTGAAACTCAGGAGACTCTGCTACGTCATAAGCGTCTGGATGAACTGCTTCGATTGTCTGTGCATGAGTCTGCGCGAGGATTTCTTGTAGACTTTGCTCTACTGGAGTCACTCGATTCATCGCCTGAGCAACTAAATCTTGCGCTCTACGATTGGCGATCAGCTCCATGGCTTGAACTACTTCGTCCGAGTATTTTTCCCTGAACTCATTTAAGAAAGCTTCGTCGTCATCCTGGGTTTCAGGGGTCTCAGAAGCTTCAGGGGTCTCAGAAGTAGATTCCTTGGTCTGTTCGCGGTAAGCTCGAAACCGACCCTCAAGAGCTTTATAGTCTCGACGGAGCTTTTCAAGCTCGGCATTGATGTCTACGTGTTCTTCACCGGATTCCTCAGCTTCTTCAGCTTCTTCATCCGATTCTGATAATCCCTCCTCGGGGATATCTTCATCTTCAACTAAAGATTCATCGCCTTCTAACGATTCAGTTTCAACGGATTCCTCATCCCCCGAAACATTGGAACCTTCAGTGGATTCAGAGCTAGTTTCCTCAGGATCTTCATCCCAAGCGGTATCGAAGTCGTTTTGTGTTTCAGGCATAACATAATCTCCATGGGCCTTATATAGGGCATGGTTGTAAATATACTGACATAAGGTCAGCTACGTGGAGGTTCAGCTAGTGACTTCCGTACGCGAAGAAGATGCCTGATAGCTCCTTGGAGGTATGGCACGTCCGTCGGGGCGGCACTCACTAACTGATCTTTTAAAGTCTGTATATGAAGATCAAGTAACTTGATTAATTGCTTGACTTCCAGGAGTTCCGATTTCGCCCGAAGCTCCTGAGTCAGTTTCTTGAGTTGCTGCTGGTTGGTTAGGCTGCTGTAGTCCATAATTCAACAATTGATCTATTTGTTGTTCTAAAGCTTGTTCTTTACTGAGAACGATGTCATCACCAAGTTCTAGCACCTGTTGGCGCTGTTTATTTAGTTCTTGTCGGTCTATATATGGTGCATCGAATTGGTTCATAGTAGCCGCAGCGAACTGTTCCAAATTCTGCGCTCTGATTTCACGAGCAACTAGGCTGGAAGTACCTTTTACTTTGACATTGAAATCGCCCTTTATAGAAGGGTCAGGATTAAATTGCATATTCCAATGATACATAGCCTCGATAAAGGGTTTTTGTACATCATCGTCTATGCTAAACAATTGATCCTTGAAGGTTATCTGCGCGGCAGTCATCAACAATGACAATCCACCTACTGTGCGACCAACAGAACCTTTACTAGACGCTTCCCCGTGCATAAAACTTGGAAGCGTGGACTCATGTACATTGGAAGCAAAATATTGTGCAAGCTCAAGATATTCACGAGTGTGGGAAGGTACATCAATAGCGCGTACTGCTGGGTACTGAGATTCCTGACCCACCCCCTGTCTAAGCCACACCTTTCGCGGATATACATCTCTGGGGTCTTCGTCGGGATGGATCAGATCGACGTTGACCTCGAACTGTGGACCTGCTGTAATGGCCGCATTGTCCATCATGGCGCGGACACTGGCATTCAATCCTTTTTGGTCGTCTCGCATAATGGCTGGAATCCCTTCGCCAAAAATAGAGGTTTCGTCCTTAGCCCAATAATACCCATAAATAGGCATAGTCACGCCATCGATAGGCTGAATCTCGGCTTTGATTATACGGTCGCCGAGTATAAAGATGTTCGCCCAATACTCTTCTATGGACTCATCCATCGGTAGTTCAATACCTAATGATTCTATTTCGTCGCGTTCTAGTACCCCCCAGCGCTCAAGTAACTCATAACGCTTTTTGGAAGAAATGTCAGCGGATAGATTGAGCCCTAACCTACGAAGTTCTATCTCCCAATGAGTAGGTGTAAAATCTGTTTCACGATGCTCTTTAAGATACTTAAGAATGACCTCACTTTGGAAATCATCACGTCTCATCAACTCAAACAGTTGATGTCTTGGTACAACTGTTCTCTGGTAATGAAACCTAGCTTCAGAGAACGTAGTAGCCGAGCTATCGGGATAAGACTCCCATACAGGTACAAATTCAACATAGGGTTTTATAATAGGGGATGTTTTAAATTCCCATTCTCCTACGTCGTTTAATACCCAAGACCTGGTTGACTCGTTGCTTACCAATGGGCCTTTTAA